TTGGAGAGGTGGATCGAGACGCCGGCGCCGTTGCGTAGGGCGTAGGAGGCGAACCTCCAGGAGTCTTCGATGCCATCGGGGCCTTCCATTTTATCTTGCACCACGAAGACGGTGCAGGAGACGGGAAGGCGGCTGTCAGGGTTGTCCACCCAGGACTGGACCCGACCGGTGCGAGAGATAAGGCTGGAGACGTCCTGGGTCATGTGAGGTTTTTGGTGACGAGGGGGGTGGAAGGAAGGTGACGGCCGCACCAGTCGTCGAGTTTGACGAAGGGAAAGCCAGGTAAGGGAAGTTTCCGCTCATGGCAGGTTCCATCGTAGGCCTCGAAGAACCGACAAGTTTCGCAGGTTGGTTGGGTCATGGGATCAGATCAGACAGCTGGGGTTCAAAGTAGCCTGGACCCTTCAGAACCTTACCACGCTCGTCGAGGATCGGTTTGCCGTCGATGTCGAGCTTGCTCATGTTGCTCTCAAAGAGTCGGGTCAGGGCGAGGTCGAGGTTCCAGCCTTTGGCCGCAGCAAACTGGTAGGCGGTAAAGACCAGGTCAGCCAGTTCCTTGAGGGTGTGGGCCTCGTCATCCTCGCCGCAGGCCTCCAGGAACTCGGTGTACTCCTCGTCGATCAGGGTCAACTGGAAGCCGGCCGTATCAGGAGCAGGAGTCGAGACCTTAAAGGCGCTGCGCCAGATCAGGGCCTCCTGGGTGTGGGACATGTCGGGTGTGTTGCCGGTGCGGAGGGTCACTGTAGATGCTCCAGTTCGTTTGTCAGGTAATGGATGGCCTTCTTGAGATCATCCTTGGCGCTGTCTTTGTAGCCAGCACGGCAGATGTACTTGATGGCGTTGCCTAGATGGTAGTTGAGGCCTTGATCTCGGATGAAATCCCAGACCTCAATCTTCCCCCTCTTGTAATGGCGCGGGCCGTGGCTTGAAGAGCTCACGGTAGGCAGGGTTGCGCTGGATGGAACGGAGCTCGAAGTCTCGAAGTCTCCGTCCGAGCCAGTCGTCTCGAAAGGAGCGCCTGGTAACGGAGAGTTGGGCCAGCAGCCTGAGCCGTAATCCGGCACCTCGAAGATTGGTTGTAACTTGAAGGAGCCTGAGTTTGATAAACTCTGGGACATTGGGATCTTCAAATAAAAGGAACAGGATGAAAGTAGTTACCGCCCAGGAGACTAGGAGGGTATCCATAGGATAGGTGCGTGGGCCGTCCAATCATACTCCCCTGTTCGGAGAATCCGTGCAAGCTGGGCATTCTGGAGAGCGTCTGCTTCCGTGAGGCCAGCCTTGACGAAGGCACCGACCACCGCCTCCCACCAGAACTCCCTAGGGGTCTTGTTGAGCAGGGCCTGGGCCTTGACTGCTCCGATGCCGGGGCAGCCCTTGTAGCCGTCCACAGCGTCCCCTGTGAGGATCTGCTGGAAGAAGAAGTAGTCGCACTCCTCCAGGGTTGGCGTGGTTTCGTCTGCGCCATTCCATTGACGACACTGGATCTGTTTGAGATCCTTGTCGGCGGAGATCAGCACCACGTTTTCGGTGGTCTGGTGGCAGCGCATTCCCAGGAGGTCATCGGCCTCTAGGCCTTCTTCCAGGTGACAGGGGTAGGTTTCGCAGGCCCACTTGACAAGGCGATGGAAGCCAAGTGGTTTCCGCTTGAGGCGGTGGCCTTTGTATTCAGGGTCAACTAGCTTACGAAAGTTGGATCGACCTGTAAAGAAAAGCTCGACGTCTTGACACTGGAAGTGCTGCTTCCAAAGGTTCAGGGTCTCGAGGAAGCGACGTTGGGCTTGTTTGAAGTCTGAGGCGACCATGTGCCAGTCCCCATGCTCTACCTCTACCTCGCAGGATTGGCAAGAGGTGTAGGCCGGGGTGTCGGCGTCGATGAGAAGGATGTCGGGTCGTTTGATCATTAGTGGCAATCTGCCCAGGATGAACCGTGCTTGGCTTCAGAAGCCAGCGGCACGTTGAGGTTGAAGGAGATGCCGACCTCCACGATGGAGTTGGTGAGGATCCGTTCGACGGTTTCCACCTGGTCAGGCTTGACAGCGTACTGGATCTCGTCGTGGATGAAGCCGAGGGGATAGACCTGAGGGACGTCGCCCAGCATACCAGCTGCATCTAGGTTGGCCCAAGATGTGACCACCCAGTTCTTGCAGACGATGGCGCCAGCAGACTGGAGCAGGTAGTTCAGGGCGGCGTGTTGCTTGCCCTGGAGGTAGAGCACCCGACCATCGAGAGCCTTGAGGGTATCGTCCTTGGAGCGAGCCTTGACGGACTCCAGGAGAGGACCAAGACCGGGGATGGCAGTCACGAAGGCTACCCGGACCTTCTTGCCCAGTGCAGAGGCCTGTCGGCCCTTTAGAAGGGGGTTGACGGTGCGTCCGAGTTTCTCGTCGCCCGCTCCGTAGAGGAAGGCGTAGGTGATTGTCTTGACGGCCTTCCTGGTAATTTCGAGTCCCAGGGCTTTGGTAGTGGCGTCGGCGTTGATCTGATGGATGTCTCCGTTGACAACAATGTCAGCGAAGCGGCCGGAGTCGAAGAAGGCAAGGTAGTGGCCAAGCATTCTGAGCTCAAGGCCGGAGGCATCAGCACCAACCTCCACAAAACCAGCACCAGGGCCAAACAAAGCGCGACAACGCGGATCGGATGAAACCTGGCCCAGATTGGGGGAGCGATGAGCATTACGTCCGGTGTTGGTTGCGAGTGAACAGCTGTGGTGGATACGGCCTTGACGGGTGACCTGCTTGAGCCAGGAGTTCTTACCTTCGCTCAGCTGGCCGAGGCCGTTCTGAAGCTCGAGCATCCTGGCAAAGGATTTGGCTTCAGGGGTGTCGACGGCCAGTAGAACCGACTCGTCGATCTTAGGTTTGCCGGTGTCGGTGAACTCCTCCGGTTGCCAGTCACGCCAGGTCTGGAAGACCCAGGCGATGTGGTCACGAGAGGTTGGGTTGAAGTCAACTAGCCGGGTAAAGGGAGCCCCTTTCTTGTAGCCGAGGCCTTGGTTGTCCCGTTTGGGGTTGAACTGCTTGCCGGCCACATATGGGAAGGCATCGCGGAGCTGGGTGGCCAGTTCCTCAGACTCAGATCGGAGTACGCTTTCCAGCTGTTCTCCTGCCTTGACGTCAAAGGGCCAGCCGTAGCGTTCCTGGATGGCCATGATGCGGGCACAGTCGTGCTCCATCTTGACCGAACGGGTAAAGGCTTCGGCCTTGGGTTGGAGGCGTTTCCAGAGGAGGCTTGTGACCTCTACGTCGCGGACGCAGTAGTCCTGCATCTCTTGAGACCAGGCGGACCAGTCGGCGTGGTCCTTGTAGTCGCCTTTGTGGTAGTCAAGGCGCCATCCCCAGGCTTCCAGGCTATGACGGCCGTAGAGCTTAGGGGGCATCTCCTTCTTGCGGATCTTGTAGTCGATCCCCAGGATGTGAGGGAAGAACTGACGGGAGAGGATCAGGGTGTCGCAGAGCTCGATCTCCTTGGCTGTGAACCAGGGGAACATCTCGTGGAGCACCTCGATGTCGTAGCCGATGATGTTGTGGCCGACCAGGAGGTCAGCCTCAGCCAGGTAGCCCACGCCGGTCGAGATCGGCTCGTGTGTGCCCTGGTCGTTGTAGACGTGGACCTCGTTGGTGTCCAGGTCACGGGTCACGAGGCAGTGGATCGTGTCAAACCCCTGCCGCATGAAGCCGTTGGTCTCTAGGTCGAAGGCAAGTCTCAAAATGGGGATTCCTCCTCAGATGGTGGGAAGTATCCGGAGAGATCTTCGAGCATCCTTCCGGTTGTTGAATTGTAGCAGACCTTTCCGGCAGGGCCGGTGCGTCCGTTGTGTCGGGACTTGAGGACCCGAACAGTTGTCCCGTTCTCACCCTCTTCCAGGTCCCGCTCTAGGGCTATGACGCAGTCCGAGAGCTGGCCGATGGACCTGCTGCCGCGAAGCTGGTTGAGGTGGGCCCTACCGCCGCTCTCGTGGGACTTGCCGCCGCCCTGGACACCGGTGAGGTGGCTGATCAGGAACATGCCGCAGTTGGTCTCCTCCACGAACTGCCTGAGGCGGGTCATGGTGACGTCAATCAGCTTGCGCTCGTCGCCGTCGTCGTTGCCGGATACCAGGATAGAGAGGTGGTCTACAAAGAGCCAGTGGCATTCTTCAGCCATGACCATGAAGCGGAGCTCGTTCAGGAGTTCCACAGGGTCGACGGCCCGGAAGCCAGAGTTGAAGACCACTCGGCCGGAGCCGACGGAGTTGTCGAAGGCCCGCCTGAGATCTTCAGCGGGGATGCTGTTGTCGATGTGGAGAGGCCTGTTTGCCTCCACGGTCATAAGTCTAAGGGCACACCGCTGGAGGGATTCCTCGAGGGCCACATAGCCGATCTTCTCGCCCTGCTGGACAAGGCATTGGGCTACTTCACCGCAGAAGGTTGATTTGCCGACGCCGGTGCCAGCTGTAAGGGTGACCAGTTCGCCACGCCTGAGGCCACCGGTGAGGTCATTGAGATCGCTGTAAGGCCACAGAGCATCCCGACCACGAAGTGGGGCAGAAACGAGCGCAAAGAGTGATTCACCGGACACAACGGCCGCAGGACGCCAGGGCTTCTTGTTCCAGATGGCTTGACGAACATGCTCAGGAGCGGATAGGAGGGCTTCGTTGGCGTCCTTGAGGGGCGCAGCGGTGGCGATAAACGTCCGAGCACCGGGTAGCAGGGGGGCGCATTCTTGCGCTGCTGCTTGGCCTGCGTCGTCGTTATCGAAGAAGAGGATGACCTCTTCAAAGTTGAGGAGGTACTTGAGGTTGGCCTGGATGGCCTTCTTGGCTGCCTTGGCCCCCAGGGGGACCGAGACGACAGGCCAGTTGGGTCGGCACTGCCAGACGGCCAGGGCGTCAAGCTCACCCTCGGTGATCACGATCGACTTGCCTCCTCCGAAGAGGTGCTGGCCGAAGAGGGTCCCGGGTAGGTCACCGGTCACCGGGTGGGTCTTGTCCTGGTACTTGGACTTGTAGGCGACTAGCTGCCCAGACTCAGAGTGGTAGGGCAGGATGATGCGTTTCTTGACAGCATCGAGCCGGACACCAAACTTGCGGCAGGTCTCAGCGGAGAGGCCGCGACTGCGTAGGGCCTGCACCTCGCCAGGAAGTTCGACTGCAGGGGCTTGTGATTCGTGCTGTTCCCCATCCGGACCCGTGTGCCTGTTGCAGGTGAAGCAATGCTCGTGGCCATCAGTGTAGAGGGAATTGGCATCGGACGACCCGCACGAGGGGCACGGGATATGTCGGACGAACTCCGAGTCCTGTTCGTTGTGGTTTATCGGAGCCATTCAGGTGGTATGGAGAGGTAGTG